CCAATCCCTCCAAGACCAAGACCAAGACCAAGACCAGACCCAGGAAATTACCCTTTTAAAAAAGGTGGTAAAGTTCGAGGAGCAGGTATTGCTAGAAAAGGCATAAGAAAGTGTAAGATGGTGTAAAACATGGCTACTTCGGGTACAACAGCATTTGACATGGACTTCACGGAGATCGCTGAAGAAGCGTGGGAGCGTGCAGGTCGTGAAATGCGTTCTGGATACGATCTAAGAACTGCCCGTAGGTCTATGAATCTATTAACTATTGAGTGGCAAAACAGAGGTTTAAACCTGTGGACTATTGATAGTGGCACTCAAACTCTTACAGCAGGTACATCACAATATACTTTACCTGCAGATACCATAGACCTTTTAGATCACGTTATTAGAACAAACGCAGGTAATACTTCTACACAATCTGACCTTACCATAAGTCGTATAGGTGTGAGTAGCTACGCGGCTATCCCAAACAAGTTAACACAGGGTAGACCTCTTCAGGTGTGGATTGAAAGGTTACTAACTGCTCCGCGTATAAATCTTTGGCCTGTACCTGACAGTTCACAAACATACACATTTGTGTATTGGAGGTTACGTAGGATAGAAGATGCGGGTAATGGTGTAGAAACAGCGGATATGAACTTCCGTTTTTTGCCGTGTTTAGTAGCAGGATTAGCATATTATATAGCTATGAAAGTGCCTGAGTTAGCAACCAGAATAGAAATGTTAAAAGCAACTTATGATGAGCAGTATAACTTAGCGGCAGGTGAAGACAGAGAAAAGACATCTGAACGTTTTGTGCCAAGAATAGGGAGGATATAGTGACTGTACCCTTTGCTTCTAGTAAAAAAGTAATAGCCGAATGTGATATATGTGGGTTTCGTTTTAAACTACGACAGCTACGAAACATAATTACAAGAGGTAGAAATACAAATTTAAAGGCTTGCCCAGACTGTTTTAGTCCAGACCATCCGCAGAATAAACTAGGTTTATATCCTGTTAGAGACCCACAAGCTGTTCGTGATCCACGACCTGATTTTGCAGGATACCCCAGTAGTAGAAATACACAATGGGGTTGGGATCCAGTTGGAGATGGTAAAAATATTTATGGGTTAAGAACAAACAGATTAGAAGCTGTAAGCGCAGTAGGTGAAGTAACGGTGACGACATGAATTATACTAACTTAAAAACAAATATTGAAGATATATGTGAAACCAGTTTTTCAGACGATCAGCTTGCTATGTTTACACAACAGGCAGAGCAAAAAATATTTAATACTGTTGAACTACCATCCATGCGTACTGTAGATAGTGGCCCTCTTACAGCTACAAATAAGTTATATACAACGCCTGATGGGTATATTTATACCTACAGTATAGCGGTAATAAGTAGTAGCACTACTAACTATTTATTAAATAAAGATGTTAATTTTTTACGGGATGCTTACCCTGTAAACACAAGTGCTAAGTATGGGCTACCTAAATTTTATGCTTATCATAGCACTTCAGGTAATAAAATAAAGTTAATGTTCGCCCCAACCCCAGACCAAAATTATGAAATAGAACATATATATGCTAAGTATCCTACCTCTATAGTTACCGCAGGAGGCACTTATCTTGGGGATAATTTTGATACTGCATTGTTAAATGGTGCGTTAATAGAGGCTATACGGTTCCAAAAAGGTGAACCAGATGTTATACAAAATTATGAAAAATTATATTTACAATCTATAGGGCTGTTAAAAAATACTATAGACGGTAAACTAAGACAAGATAGCTATAGATCTGGACAGTACAGGCAAGGTGATGGTTAATGGCGTTTACTGGTAATTATTTGTGTACTTCTTTTAAAATTGCTCTTTTAAACGGGGAGATAGACTTTAGTAGTGATACATCTCAATCATTTAAAATAGCGTTATACACATCTAGTGCTACTTTAGATGCTACTACCACTGTGTATTCAACAACTAACGAAACTAGTGGGACAGGTTATACAGCAGGTGGTAACACGTTAACCATTGGTACAGCACCTAAAAGTGATACTTCTGGCACTATTGCATATCTTAATTTTTCAGATACCACGTGGTCTAGTTCTACCATAACTGCACGGGGGGCCTTAATTTATAAGTCTGGAGGAACTAATCCTGCAGTGGCCGTTTTAGATTTTGGAGCAGATAAGTCTTCAAGTAATAGCACATTTAAAGTTGCGTTTCCTACAGCATCTGATACAACCGCTATTATACGTATTGCATAGAAAGGTTTAAAACATGGCAAGCGTTTACACAAATGACCTTAGACTAGAAGAAATAGGCACAGGTGAGCAAACAGGTACGTGGGGTACAACTACTAACACCAACCTAGAACTTATAGCGGAAGCATTTAGTTATGGCACGGAAGCTATTACTACTAATGCTGATACTCATGCCACTGTTATAGCTGATGGAGCCACTGACGAAGGGCGTTCTCTTTATCTTAAATATACAGGCACACTAGACTCTGAATGCACAATTACAATATCTGCAGGATCTGCAGGTACATTTACACTATCTAAAGTATGGGTTATTGAAAACGCTACCTCTGGAAGCCAGAATATAGTTATTACTTCAGGTTCAGGGGCAGATGTCACTATTAAAGCAGGCCAAACTAAGATGTTGTATACAGATGGCGCAGGGTCTGGTGGCGCTGTTGTAGATGCTTTTAAAACACTTTCTGTTGTTGATTTGTTTGTAGATGATGATTTAAAACTACAGTCCGATGCTGCTATATTAGGTTTTGGCGCAGATAATGATGTAACTCTTACTCATGTTGCTGATACAGGTTTATTGTTAAACGCAGGCATGGCAATTCAGTTTAGAGACTCTGCTGTATCTATTCGATCAAGCGCTGACGCTACATTAGATCTCGCAACAGATGGAGATATGAATTTAACAGCTGGGGTAGATATTAATATACCTGCTAATGTTGGGTTAACATTTGGTGATGATGGTGAAAAGATCGAGGGTGACGGTACAGATCTAACAATAACAGGTAATAACATTAATTTAACTGCTACAGCCGATGTTAATATACCTTCAGGTGTTGGGATTACTTTTGCCACCACAGAAAAAATAGAGTCAGACGGGACTGACTTATCTATCACCGTGGGTTCAGGTGGTGATATTAATATACCTGCTGATATTGGTTTAACATTTGGCAATGATGGTGAAAAGATTGAGGGTGATGGCACAGATCTCACTATAACAGGTAATAACATTAATTTAACTGCTACAGCGGATGTGGTTGTGCCTGCTAATGTAGGGATTACTTTCGGCACTGGAGAAAAGATAGAGGGAGATAACACTGATTTAACAATAACTTCTGGGGCAAAGATAAACTTAACAGCCACTTCTGATGTAGTTATACCTTCGGGTGTGGGGTTAATACTTGATGGTTCTGGAAATGAAAAAATAGAATCTGACGGCACTGATATAAGTATAAGTGTTGGGTCTGGTGGCGATATTAACATACCTGCTGATATTGGTTTAACTTTTGGTGACGATGGTGAAAAAATTGAGGGTGACGGCACAGATCTTACAATAGCCTCTAGTGCTAAAATAAATTTAACTGCCACTTCTGATATACACGTGCCTAGTAATGTAGGTATTATTTTTGGTGGAGATAGTGAAAAGATTGAAGGTGATGGCACAGACTTAACAATATCAGCTAATAATTTAACTGTTGATGCCGAAGCAGATATTATTCTCGATGCAAATGGGGCTAATGTAACATTTAAAGACAACGGAACATCTATACTAGATATCGCTAATAATTCATCTGATGTTGAGCTTACAGTAAGTGTTGCTGATAAAAACTTTGCGATTAAAGGCACAGATGGTTCTAGTGCTATAACTGCACTTGACATTGATATGGCTTTAGCAGGTAAGGCCACTTTTAATGGAGACGTTGTTGTAGGTGGTGATTTAACAGTTTCAGGTGACGATATTACTATGGGAACTAACACTGCAGGTCATTTACTCATAGCAGATGGCACAAACTTTAACTCTATATCAATTACTTCTTTAGCAGAGATATCTACAGCAGCTGACGATGATGTTCTGATAGCAGTGGACACATCAGGTGGTAATCTTAAAAAGATTACTAGAAGCGCAATTATTGCAGGTACAGGTTCAAGTGGTGATTTAGCAAATGTATCAGAGGACACGACTCCCCAGCTTGGAGGATCGCTTGATGTCAATGGGCAGGATATTGTAACTGTATCAAACGGTAATATAACATTAACACCAAATGGAACAGGTGTGGTACGCATAGACGGCTCTAATGGTATTGACATGGAGTCAGGTGCAATTTCCATTAAAAACTCAGGGGCAGAATCATATGTAAGATTTTATTGTGAATCAAGTAACGCACACTATACACAGCTACAAGCAGCACCTCACTCTGCCTATGCAGGAAACGTTACAGTTGTTCTACCCGCATCTGCAGATACACTTGTGGGCAGAGCCACAACAGATACGCTTACAAACAAAACTTTGACTACACCAGTAATTGCAGAAATAGATAACTCTAGTGACATTACCCTTGATGCAGGGGGTGATATTATTCTTGATGCTGATGGCGCTAATATAATATTTAAAGATAGTGGCACGTCTATATTAGATATTGCTAATAACTCATCTGATGTTGAGTTTACTGTTAGCACAGCAGATAAAAATTTTGCTATTAAAGGCACTGATGGTTCTAGTGCAATAACTGCTCTCGATATTGACATGGCTCTTGCGGGAAAAGCTACATTTAATGGTGATGTCGTTGTAGGTGGTGGTTTAACAGTAAATGGTACGACCACTACTGTAAACAGCACAACCGTTACTATTGACGACCCTATTATGACATTAGGTGGAGATACTGCTCCAGGATCTGATGATAACAAAGATAGAGGTATTGAATTTAGATATCACACAGGCTCTGCAGCTAAAAAAGGTTTCTTTGGCTTCGATGATAGCGCAAGTAAATTTACGTTTATTGCTGATGCAACTAATTCATCTGAAGTATTTAGCGGTAGTGCAGGTGATGTTGCGTTTGGAGATATTGACGCTGCGGGTGATGTTTCGGTAGGAGATGATTTATCTTTAGCGTCTGACGCTGCAGTTTTAGGTTTTGGAGCAGATACAGATGTAACACTAACACACGTTGCTGATACAGGTCTGTTATTAAATTCTACAATGCAACTTCAGTTTAATGATGCATCACAATTTATAAATGCTCCTAGTGCTACTGTCCTTGACATAAACGCAACAGATGAGATTGAACTTAATGCAACACTTGTAGATGTAAATGCAAATTTAGATGTAAGTGGTACATATACAGGTGGTGGTCTTATGACTACAGGAGGTAACATTGTTATACCTGACGCAGGAACTATTGGCTCTGCTTCTGATACAGATGCTATTGCCATAGGATCTGATGGTGATGTTACGCTAACCCAAGATTTAGAATTACAACACGATGCCGCAACATTATCTTTTGGCGCTGATAATGATGTTGTTCTTACACACGTTGCTGATACAGGGTTATTACTTAATGCTGCAATGGTAGTTCAATTCCGTGACAGCGCTATTAATATTGGTTCACCTGCTGACGGGGACTTAGATATTAATGCAGATGATGAAATAGAACTTAACTCAACATTAATTGATATTAACGGTAACGTAGACGTAAGTGGTACATACACAGGTGGCGGTCTTATGACCACTGGTGGAAATATTGTGATACCAAATGCAGGTAACATTGGTTCTGCTTCTGATACAGATGCTCTTGCAATATCATCAGGTGGGGTAGTTAATTTTACGCAACAACCAACAGTATCTAGTGCGGCTGTAAAGGTTGCAGGAAAAGAAACTATATGGATTCCTGCTGCAGCAATGTATCCAGAAAGCACAAACGGATGCGCTGATCTTACTCAAGTTGAACTATCAAACGGGCCTGAATTAAAATGTCTAGACTTTGATAAATCAAGTGATGAACACGCACAGTTTACAATAGCTTTTCCTAAATCTTGGAACGAAGGAACAATTACGTTTAAGGCTTATTTTACAGCCACATCTACAGACACGGGAACAACAGCGTGGGGTCTAGCAGGAGGATCTTTCTCCGATAATGGAGATTTGAACACAGCGTTTGGTACTACAGTGGTGGCTACTGCAAAAGCTCATTCAGGAACAAGTAACGATTTAGATGTTACAGCAGAGAGTGGAGCAGTTACTATAGCAGGAAGTCCTGCCGCAGAAGACTTATGTTTCTTTCAAATTTTAAGAGATGTTTCCGCAGATGATTTAGATGCAGATGCAAGACTTTTGGGTATAAAACTATTTTTTACAACTGATGCGGCTAATGATGCGTAATGACAAGTTTTGGTTATAATGTTCTAGGATTTGGTGTAGTTATAGGGGCTGCTGGATTACAAGTGACCGCTTCGGCAGCATCCAGTTTAAATTTACAGACTGCTTTTGGCACAGACGGCTATCAGGGCGCTTTAGCAAAAACATTAATTATTCCAAGTGGCGTGGATCTTGGCCCAATAACCATTCCAAGTGGTATGGGTGGGACACTCACCATAAACAACGCAGGAACTATTAGAGGCACAGCAGGAACGGCAGGTTCAGCAGGTAGTGCAAATGGTGGCACTGGTGGTAACGGAGGCGCAGGTGGTCACGCAATAACTTCAGCACATTCATTTGACTTAATTAACACTGGAGAAATCTCTGGTGGAGGTGGTGGAGGAGCAGGCGGCGGTGGCGGCGGTGCAGGCGGTGCAGGTGGTAATGGTTCATCTAGCTCATCAGTAACGCGAGGCAGAGCAGATGGCAATTCGAGTTTCTTTTCAAACAAAGGTAATCAACCAAATCAGCAACATTATTGGGGTGGTGTTGAAGTATTCTCTGGCAACCCAAGTAATTCGATGACTTATTCTGGGCCAGATACAGGTAATGATGGCGCAAATTATTCAAGGGCAAGTAATTCTTATAACTATTTGTTTAACCCAGGAAATGTAAGATATTTTGATATTACACGAACAACTACATCAAGCACATCAGGTGGCGCAGGTGGCGCAGGAGGAGCAGGTGGTGCAGGTGCGATAGGATTTGGTTATAATCAATCCGCAGGTTCTGGGGCAGGTGGTTCATCTGGTTCTAGTGGTTCAGGCGGTGGAACAAACGCAGGTACTGGTGGCACTGGTGGTTCTGGTGGATCAGGTGGAAATGGAGGAGCTGCAGGTGCAGCAGGTTCAAGTGGAAGTGGAGGTTCTACTGGTTCAACAGGAGCAAACGGAAACGCATCTAATGGAAGTGGAGGTTCAAGTGGAGGTTCAGCAGGTTCAGTTGGTGCTGCAGGCAAAGCCGCATCTTTCTCATCTGGTTCAATAAATATAATAACAACAGGAACGATTAATGGTGCTACATCTTAAAACAATAGAACAAATTGAAGAGCTTGCAGATAAAGCTAGAAACATTGAATTACGTTTTGTTTTTACAAAGTGTGAATACCTTGATTATGAGGTTGCTCCAAAACCAAAGCCAATGACACAATTTCTACCACAGAAAATGAAAGGACATGAATTAAATATACCCCCAGAAAAACGTGAAGGTGATGCTATAATGAAAAATATTAGTGTAAAGAAATGTATGCCCTTTATGGATGTTATGAAATTAGGATTTGGTATACCTCTATGGCATCATATTTTTATAAGAAATGAAACTGCGTATGATATAAATAGCATAGAACATCCAGAAAGTTTTCCAACAAAAAATCCAGAGTTGTATCGCTTATTTCATCACTCAATAAAACAAGTGAATAACACCACTTTAGATAGCCATGATATGCCAAATCAAATTGCTAAATTAGGAAATCCTTGGGCAATGAAAACTCCAAAAGGTTGGAGTTGTTTGATTGTTGCACCTTTTCATCGAGATGATATTCCAATAAAAATTATGGCGGCAGTTGTAGACACAGATTTATATCCAGAAGCTCCACAGTTTCCGTTTTTATGTAAAAAAGGTTTTTGTGGTGATGTCGATGTTGGTACTCTTGTTGCACAAATTATTCCATTTGAACGAGTGCAAAAAAATATTACTTACTCATATATAACTGAAAATGAAAAAGATTTAAAAGACAATAAAAAATTTCAAACTTTGTTCAATAGAAAAAGAATTAATACATACAGAGATAACTACAGGTCAAAAGAAAGATAAACAATGAAATATACAATTACAAAAATAGAAAATGGATTAGCTACTGTTACTTATGAAACAGGAGGATGGGCTGAGTTAGTTTTAGATAAAAACATGACTGAAGCACAGTTAGATAATTTAGCATACGCATTTGCTCCTAAAGTTGGCTCAGTGCCATCTTTTGTTGCAGAAAGTCAAGAACGTGTTGCTCAATTTGTAAAAGAAAATGAGGCTGCCTTGTGGACACAATCAATGGTAGATGATTTATCTAATGACCAAATTGTTTCATTTGCTAGGACCGAAAGAAATGATTATTTAGTTGAATCTGATTGGATCATTTTAAAAGCCCTTGAGTCTGGTTCTTCTGTGCCTACTGCTTGGAAAACATACCGTCAAGAACTAAGAGATTTACCTGAGCAAGATACAACTAAATGGAATCCAAAAGCATCATTAAACTCTTCTAAAACTGGTGTGGATATTTCTGGTGTAGCTTGGCCTACTAAACCGAGTTAATTAAAAGGAGAAAATAAATGACCGATAACGTGTTAAACATTGACGGACAACAATATAAAGAGACAGATTTAAGTGATAAACAAAAGTATTTAATCAATCAACTAAAAGACTTAACAAATAGGTCAAATACTTTACGTGGACAGTTAGATCAATTACAGAGAGCGGCTGAGAGTTTTAGAGCAGAGCTTCTTGCTTCGTTTAAACAAGTTGTAGATGTAAATACAGAGGAAACCAATGAAACGACTAACAAAACTATGGAAGGAACTAATGGCTAGGCAAAGCGTAACTCTCACCTCTCTTAACAAAGAGATAGCTAGACTTGATTCACGTGCGGTTCGCCTCGAAACTGAAACCAGTATTCAGTTTAAAGATCTGTTTAACCGTGTTAAGCGCATTGAATCTATCTTGCTTGGCTCTGCTGGTGCTACTCTTCTTTTACTAATAAGCATAGTTATACGGATGTAATATGGATCCCCTTACGATAGGTGCAGCTATCTCCACAGCAACTGCCGCTTTCGGAGGGATTAAAAAAGCATTCATGGCAGGTAGAGAACTTGAAAGCATGACGCAAGATTTGTCTCGCTGGATGGGTGCTGTATCAGACGTAGCGAATATAGAAAAAAGGTCTAAGAACCCTTCCATGTTTGCAAAAGTATTTAATGGGCAGTCTATAGAACAGGAGGCCATAGAAGCATTTGCCGCTAAGAAAAAACTAGACCAACAGCGTGACGAACTTAAAACATTTATTATGTTTACTCATGGAACTAAAGCATGGGATGAATTGATAGGTATGGAAGGGCAAATTCGCAAGCGTAGACAGAAAGAAGTATATGAAGCGCAAGAACGCAAAGAAAAAATTATTATGTGGACTATTGGCATCTGTACCGTTGGTATCGGCATTGCTATCCTCTTTGCTTTTACTTATGGTCTCTTCTTGCTTGACAGACGCACATGAGCATTACAGAAGGCCAACTCTTGATAATGGAGGATATACTATATGCAGATTAAAAAAGGTAGAAAAGGTGCATGAAAGTTTTCGAGGTAAACAACAAAGACAATACTGGTGTTTATACGAGGGAGCAAACGGTAGTGGGGGGATTGAAATTATGGAAAGTATTGATGCTTGTCCTCGTGAGATTGTATGCCTCTATGACCCAAAAGACAAAAGAGTTACAATTAAAGATTTAATGAACTCGATGAAAGAGGCGTTTAAATGACACAAAAAACTTTTAAAGGTAAAGCAGCTAAAGAATTTGCAGCTAAATTAGATAGTAATGGGGATGAGCAAATAGACGATCTTGAGATTATGGAACGAAAGATTCGTTTAGAAAACGATAACGCCAAACAGGATCAACAAAGATACATGGTTTGGTTTTCTGCAATATCTGTTACGGTTTACATTGCGGTGCTTATGACAGACCTTGTGCCTCTAGATAGATTAGACCACTTGTCTTCAATCGGCTCAACATGGGTTCTTTCGAATATGGGTATAATTGGAGCTTTTATAGCGTCTAGTGCGTTTACAAAAAATGGCTAATGTTAATTTTCAATCAATAGCTTTGGGAGTATACTTATTTATATGTTTGTTTGATTTTGTACTTGTTCCTGTATGGTATGGAGTAAATAGACCAGAAATAGCTAGTTTTATAGACACGATGAATACAATGGAAAATGCTCAACTTCAGATGGAACTAATGCGTAAAATGACAGATCATCACGATCCGTATACTTTGATGGGTGGGGGTTTGTTTCATTTGTCATTTGGTGCTATACTGACAGGTAGCGTTTTAAACAGAAAACCAAAGGAAAGTTAATGATGGTTGAAAAAAACTATACTTGGGAGTATGATGGTGGAAAGAGAGGGGTAGAATGAGTGTATTAACAAGTTTAGTTGGCCCAGTAACAGGTCTTTTAGATAAGTTTATTGAGGATAAAGACCAAAAAGCAGCCTTGGCTCACGAAATAGCTACTATGGGAGAGAAACATTCTCAGGAGGCTTTACTTGCACAATTAGAGATAAATAAAGCAGAAGCGGCTTCAGGGTCGCTATTTAAGGGCGGCTGGAGGCCCTTTGTTGGCTGGACATGCGGTATTGCTTTTTTCTATCATTTCGTGCTTCAGCCGCTTTTAATATTTATATTTGCTTATATTGGTTTAGAAACACCTGACCTTCCAAAATTTGATGTGGGTACACTTCTTCCTGTTTTAGGTGGATTATTAGGAATCGGAGGATTGAGGTCATATGAAAAGACAAAAGGATTAACTAAATGAAAGAAAACTTTACAAATAGTTTAGCAATGTTATTGCACCACGAAGGCGGGTACGTTAACCACCCTGAAGATCCAGGTGGGGAGACTAATCTAGGAGTTACCAAAAGAGTATATGATGAGTGGGGAGGCGAGAAGAATATGAAAGATCTTACTCCAGACGATGTAGCTCCTATTTATAGAGAGAACTACTGGAATCGGCTCAAATGTGATGATCTCCCTAGTGGTTTAGATTTTTGCGCGTTTGATTGGGGTGTAAATAGCGGAACAGGTCGTGCGGCTAAAGCATTACAAAAGATTGTAGGTGCAACTCAAGACGGAGCAATAGGGCCAAAAACTATGGCGTTAATTGCAAAACAAGATCCAAAATATATGATCGAAGAGTTTGGTAAAATACGACAAAACTTTTATGAAAACTTATCTACGTTTAAAACTTTTGGTAAAGGTTGGACTAGAAGAAATAAAGAAACAACGCAAGCATCTCTAAGTATGGTACAGTAATATGCCTCTAAAGAAGTTATCTTTTAAACCTGGAGTAAACCGTGAAAACACACGCTATGCGTCTGAAGGTGGTTGGTATGAATGTGATAATGTACGGTTTAGACAAGGCACACCTGAAAAAATAGGTGGATGGACACGTGTTACTACCACTACGTTTGAAGGCACTGCAAGATCTATATTTAATTGGATAACTTTGGCTAACCAAAACTTAGTAGGTATTGGCACACATCTTAAATTTTACATAGAAAATGGTGGTAATTTTAATGACATAACACCTCTTAGAAATACCACTTCTGGAGGAGATATTAATTTTACGCCATTTAATACTACATTAAGTGCTGCAGTAACTTCTACCAGTGCAACCACTATACCACTTACAACTACAAGTGGATTTCCTTTATCAGGAAAAATATTAATTGATAGTGAAGTAATAGATTATACAGGTATAACTGATAATACGTTAACAGGTTGTACTAGAGGTGCGTCAAGGTTAGTATCTGGTGTATCTACTAGTACAACGGCAGCTACCCATAGTTCAGGAGCAGGGGTTACTTTTTTTACTATATTGGTTACAGATAGTAGTCATGGGGCTTCTGATGGAGACTTTGTAACGTTTAGTAACGTAGTTGCTTTAAATGGTAACTTTACTACAGAGATACTAAATCGTGAGTATCAAATAGAGTCCGTAGAAACAGATAGCACGTATACAATACTAGCTAAGAGTTTTAGTGATACTACGTTAACATTTACCAATGTTGCTTCTACATCTTCAGATGCAGCACAGACTCAGAGTAGTAGTGTAGGAGCCTACCAAATAGTTTCTGGCGCGGTATCTTCTACAGAAAATACAGGTTGGGGTGCTAGTGGTTGGGGTGCAGGGCCTTGGAATATTGGACAAACTAGTCAAGAAGAACTCCGTATATGGTCACAACAAAACTTTGGAGAAGATTTAATTTTTGGTTTCAGCGGGGATAAATTGTACTATTGGGATGCTAGTGTTACTGACCCTTTAAATGTTAGAGCTACTCCTTTAACAGATCGTTCTGGCGCATCTGATGTACCTACGGTGCAAAATTTAATAACTATATCAGACATAAACCGTTTTGTTTTTTGTTTTGGGACTAACCCTTTAGGCACTAGCGTTTTAGATCCTATGCTCATACGTTGGTCTGACCAAGATAGTGCTGTAAACTGGACTCCAGCGGCTACAAACCAAGCAGGAAGTTTACGTTTATCACGTGGTACAGAAATAGTAGCTGCATCTCAAGCTAGACAGGAGGTTCTTGTTTGGTCGGATTCTTCATTATATTCTTTACAGTATGTGGGTGCAGGATCTGGTGTGTGGGGTGCTACAATAGTTGGCGAAAATATATCAATAGCTTCTCAAAATGCAGTAGCGTATACAAATGGTGTTGCATACTGGATGGGTAAAGATAAATTTTATATGTATGATGGTAGAACAAAACCTTTGCCTTGTGACCTACGTAAATATGTGTTTACAGATTTTAATACTGACCAGTTTACACAAGTGTTTGCAGGTGGTAACGAAGCGTTTCACGAAGTGTGGTGGTTTTATTGTTCTGCAAATTCAGCTAACATAGATAGATACGTTATTTATAACTTTTTAGATGACATATGGTATTACGGATCTATGGCACGAACTGCATGGTTAGACTCTGGATTAAGGTCTTTTCCACTAGCCACTACTTATAATGGAGTATTGGTAGACCATGAGAACGGTATAGACGATAACGAGACAGGCACTACCGCAGCAATAGATGCTTTTATACTTTCAGCAGATTTTGACTTAGATGACGGGCATAAATTTATGTTAATATCTCGTATGTTACCAGATATAAATTTTGAGGGTTCTACAGCAAATAGTCCTGCCATAGATATGACTTTGTTTCCTCATGC